AACCTACAATAAGCTGAGTAGCTGATAAAGCTGTTGTACCAATAACAACATCATTCCATCTCCAAACAAGTTCGTTATTAGAAAGTGTATCCTCTAAAACATGGTATCTTGGGGCGGTTTGTTTCGCGTAATAAGTTTCATCTATCTCTCCTCCAGCCTTAAATAGTTGGTCGCCAGTAGTAGTAGCCCCAACCCTAAAACTAAACTCCTGAGCATCTACAACTTTAAAGTACAAGGTAACGCTCTCGTTATTAGAAAGTTGCGTTACACTTGGCCATGCACTTCCATCTACTTTAGTGGCGCCCACTACATTTCTTATATTCTTACTATAATTTCTGGTTAGTACAAAGCGTACAATTTCACCCGCTTTTAGGGTTCTTCCTAAAGGCTCTGAGACCCCGTTTCTGAATACTGTTAGGTCATCATTAGTTTTTCTGTCGTGGTAAATACTTCCATCAATTGCAAGATTCACTGCTGTCTCAGGAGTCTGTCCACCAAAATACTCTTCGCTCAAATACTTACTAAAATTAGATACTGGTATGGAGGTTTTTAAAGTAACATCAGCAGTTTCAGTAAGCTCTATCTCCTGATAAGTTGTAGCATCTCCAGCATTAAGGTCCGCTGAAAGAGTTTTGGTTATATTATACACACGAGAGGATGTCGCTGCTGCAATTTGCGCTATGGCTGTTTCTGTAAAGCCAATCTGCGAATCAAAATATACTACCCCGTCTGGATCTGATAATTGAATGTTCTTTGCCCGAACTAAGCCCTCTTTTGTAACACTAAAAGGGGCTTGTGCAGGGCTTTCTGCTCCAGCATATATTCTATACGTAAGATTGGCGCCGTCCAAAGCAGCATAGGAGTCATCTACAATAATATCATTTTCTTTTGTATATACTGCTATTTTTGTACCTGCGTTTATATTACCGCCTGTTATAGTATTTTGCGCTATTTCCGTATGAGTAACTGCACCATCTTGTATGTTATCGGCAATGATTGTTTGCTCAGCTACTTCTGTAGAAGTTATGCTACTTTCTTGTAATGTTTGTGAGCCTTCATTAATACTTGCATTAACACTTACTAAGGGAACTACAAAGTATCCATCTTCCGTTCTGTATACGCGGGCTATAATAGTATCATTTACATAATCTACAAATATATTTGTTGTTTGGAATCCTTGAGATGCATACGCTGCTGGAATAGCCTTATCAATCCTCAGCTCAGTGTCGCTCTCAATATGCGTAACTCTACATATATCGTACTCGTTGACACCTTTGAATACTTCTCCAACCTTACATTGTGTAGTAAACGTGGTTCCAACTCCTATAATTTTAGAGCTGTATGCAGCTTTTGTGATAGTGCCGGTCTTAGTTGAAAGACCCGAAGTCTCACTACCTGTATAAGAGTCAAACCAATAATGATCGGCATAATCAGTATTATACTTCATTAGTTTTAATCGATTGCCTGCCACGCCACCATCTGCGTCCATCATAATGTACGCGTGCTCTGATATAAACTCCCCTGAAGAGGCTTGTCCGATCTGCGTAACTTCTGGCAGACCCGTACAGTAAAGTTGCCAATTTGATAAAACATTCTCGGTACTTCTAAATACTGCCGCTGATTTATTGGCGGGTGCAATTACGTAGTTGAATCCGTTACCCTCACTACCGAGCCTGAAAACGCCAATTGAGTTTATAGATAAACCTACATTACTGCTTCCACCATAAGGCACGCCAAGAGGATACCTGGTAGAATCCGCGTTAAATCTGTCAAGTACTGTTACTCCTATTTTATTGCCTACAGACCTATTACCAAGAATATTTAGGGTGCGAACCATAATAATATGTTCACCGTCTGGAACCCCTAACAAAGTGTGAGAGTTGAGAGAAGCTGATACGTTAATAGGGCTTGTAATTTTTGGTATATTATGTACGATCTCATAGCTCGATAAGAATTCATACTCTTCTCCTACAGTTTCGCCTGCTGGAGCTTTCCAAACTATCTCTAACTCTTCCCCTGGGGTCTCATTATCAGAATTAAATCTTACATGAACGTCGCTTGGAGGAGGGACAATATCTGTAGGCCGCACAGAGGGTAAGACCGTATCTTCTACATAAGCTGTAAAATTATTATCAATTGCATCAAATTTTTCGTTATAGTGCTCTACGGCTGTAATGTCATATTTCGTATCAGAAGACTGAGCAATAGAGAGAACTTTATATTGCTTAGGGGCGCCAGGATATACTAAGCCTGTAGCGGCGTCTTTTTCTTGTATAATCCATATGGCTCCGGGAGCTGGTGCTGTAAGGAATTCGTTTACAGGTGCGACATTTATAGAAGTGACATTGTTTGAAGGAATAGTATTATTCACTGGTGCTGTTTCAACACGAGTATAGTCGGACCACGTTACTTCGATAGGGGTACCGCTATCATCAACCAAATTACTTGCCAACTCTTCTGTTATGGTTGTTGGAATCCCTGCAATGTCTATTTCTTGTATTATATCTCCCTTATTATAAACGGTGGGAATGCCGTCTATAGTTATTGTATAAGGGCCTTCGGAGGCTATAAAGGCGGCTGGCTCAACAATTAACACACTTACGTCATAAGCTCTACCACTTATTAAATTAACGGGGGAATCAATAGTAAAGCTCGTTGTGCTTGGTGTTGTGGAGGAGCTTATTCGGCCACTAAATCTTACCGCAGTTCTATCTGCATCTTGAATATTAATAATATCGCCTGGAGCAATAAAGGCAGCATTAATAGATGTAGCAAAAGAAGCTATCTCAGTCTGATTAATAGCCGTCCAAAGCTTCCAACGACCATACCGCAACGCCTGGCCTTCGGAAGTACATCCGAACGCAATAGAGCTTTGCGATATAATTCTACCTGTATCTATAATATTTAGCTTATCTTCGACAATTAGGGGCTCAAGATTATAGTTAGCATCCGGATTATTCCAGCTAACAATAATCTGATTTACTCGAGTCTTACTGCCAGTGCTTTCATAGGAGAAAGTACCGTCTAATACATTTGACTTTGAAAAGTTATAAATAGGCTCTTTCTCTTGATCCACCACTGGAAAGATTTGTCCATCCATCCAATAAATCATACTTCTAAAGATTGTGGATATATCTTTAATAATTTTATAAGAGTCCGACGCTTTTGTTAGGTACAAGTTCGCAGTAAATCTAGGCTCCAGCCCTCCTTTGCCATCTGGAACAAGCTCGTCACAGTACCTTGCAATTCTATATAAAGCAAACTTATCTATTTGTTGCGCTTTTAGAAAGGCTCCTAGCCCGTAACGATTATTAGAAAGAATATCATAAAATATCCAAGCGGGATTATTAGTATACACCTTAATAGGTCTAAAAGCTCCGTCCCAGTTTTGATAGCTTGTTTCAATATTGTATGTGGTAGTGTTCCTGTTATAGTTTGCTACGCCACCAGCCTCCTCCCTCGTGACATAATTGGAGGGAACCTGTACAAGTAATCCACGAGTATGGTAGGTGCGTGTGGGCATAGAATTAAATTGCTCGGAATTAAAGGATACCTGAGCCATTGCGGTGTAGGGGTAGTTTAACTGTTCCTTAATAATAGTTAATAAAGTTGTAATTTTAGAAGCTGCATTATTGTTTTTACCCTCCCTTGTGCCGTCAGACATATAGCTGTCTCCGTCATGCTCTGTCTTTCTGTCAATTATTACTTTAAAATTAATATAAGGTTTAAACTGTTCGAGAGATATAATCTCTTCAAAAATCTTTGCGTCTCTACTATCACCAAAATGCTTTCTATTTTCAGCTATTACAACAGCATCCGAATAGTCATCATTACCTGGCTTTATTACGGCTACTGATATTTTGTAAAAAGCATTTGTAGATCTTACGGCTCCATTATCTTGTCTTGTAGAGTATAAGCCTCCATCATATCCAATGCTTACCCTAATTTCATCTGCCTGCTGTGCCTGCTCTAATGATAACCCAAACCCTACGCCATTCCCGATTATTTCAATAGGCAGCGCATCGCCACCAAAGTTGATAGTTTGCTCAAGTGGGATGCTAGGAGGGGTTCCGGGTATTGCAGTTGAGCCAACTCCGCCTAATCCAATAAAAGGTGTTTGAGTAAGTGTCCCCTCTCGAAACTGGCCACGAAAAGCATTATAACCAACATTTGCATCTAAAAAGGCGTTAGCGTTTTCAACAGGCATAACAGTGTGAGAACTAAATACAAACCCGCCAACATCGAAAGCATAAGCTTGAGCAGAGCCTGAGCCTGGCCAAGCCTCAGTTAAAGTGGCTGTGGTATCACTATCGAGACTGGCAATATGTGCTATTCTATCTATAGTAAGGTCATATGTGCCCTGTGGAATTAAATTATCTACTGGGACTATTTCTTCTCCAGGCTGAAAAGTTGCACTAAGTCCATCGTCAGCTACGCTGATGATTGTTCCTTTAAATTCTGTACCAGAAGGACTGATGAGCCGGGCTGGTGCATTCCAAGCATAGGTGAGACCATCCTGTATCGAAGAAATCATACCACTGTCGAAGAAGTCTGTGCTCGCAGTCAGTGTGCAGGTTCTCGTGTTTGTTCCTGCAAGAGCGATCTCCGAAGCCTGTACAGTAGTAGTACCCCAACCCGCTTTCACCATAAAATATTTAGTATACCCATTCAAAACATTCCCGCTATATTCAGTAGGGTAAGAGAGAGTGGCTCCAGTAATAGTAACACTGGTATCGCCCGGCGTTATATTAATACGCGCGGGAGAGTTTGAAAGGTTTTGGGGGGCTACCTTTATGTCTTGTGCTCTATCGTCGTTTAAGAAGATAGAAGAATTCCCATCTACTAGTCCGGCTATCGGGCCTTCTGATATTATATCAGTTACTTGAATGTTCTGACTATATCCGGATGAGGATCTATCTGACACAGAGGTTCCTCTACCTCCTGTGAAGTCAAAGGTGGGTCCTATCCCGTTTTGGTTTATATATATCATGTATTATGCTCCTATCAGCCTGTTACTGTAATGAATGAAGATATTGGTCGTCCAGGTACTCGAAGCTCTCCGTACAGCAAAGGAACAGGGTCCCCCTCTGCTAAGGTCTGCTCCGCGCCATTGAATAAATAATTAGTGGGGTTATCATCGACAGCGGGGTCTGGAGCCATCAACTGTTGAATACCTGTTAGAGCTAGGTTAAGCGCGAGCATTGTTGTGGCTTTTCCTGCCATAGTCATCATACCTGCTTGAAGTGCTACGCCATAAGAGCTAGTTGCGGTGATACCTCCTAATGCAGTACTGCTCATGCCCCCGATCGCAGCTCCTCCAATCATAGGAAGAATAAAAAAGGCAAGAACAAGTGCTGCAAATATCTTACCGCCGCCACTCTTTGAGCCTGCAGGAATAGCTGCGAAAGTGATATCACCTTGTCGAAGAGGGAGTAAAAGATCTTTCTCATCTTCTTCAAACTTACCGGCAGTTTCTAATGTGAATCCGACACCTGCTTCGTGCGCATCCAAAAGATATTTCTTGAGTGTAGGGTTATTAGCCTCAATACACTTCATAACGTCGCTGTAGCTCTCGGCATGTACAGAATGAGTTCGCCCAAATCTGTCTCCAATATCTCCAACTAAATAAACTTTACGCTGCATAACGATATACTCCAATTATATGTTTTCCCCATAATGGGAAAAGGTTCTCTCTACAAGATATTCTGTTTACAGCGTGATGGTAAAACAGGTCATCTCCTAAATATACTCCGCAATGGTTTCCTACATTTGCCATTACTTTAAAAATTAATAAGTCTCCGGCTTGCATGTTTCCTTCTACTTTATGAAAATTCCAAGTCTTTATATACTCTTCTGTAAAATAGTCTAATCCTTTATCCCACCAATCATCTTCAAACAATGCACGTTTTGGCAGCTCTATTCCTTTTGAAGCGTAATAATCAATTCCTGCTTCAAGACAGTCATTTACTCCGAACTCGTACTCTCTACCATAAAGTGCTTTTGTTTCTCGAACAGGCTCTAATTTGAATAATTCCATCTCTGGATAGCTAAAGATATAATAAGGGATTCCGAGGGTATTACAGTAGTTTATGTCTAACTTACTTGGTTCAGGGCTTGCATCTGGATGGCTATGAACTACCCCTACAATATCGCATCTCTGAGAGATTGCAATATATTGTCTTGAGTCAATAATAAAATCTTCCTCTTCCGGAGCTACGTTATCACAAGGAAACCACTTTAGCTTACCTTTTACAACTCCGAGGACTCCACAACCTTCTTTTGGGTACCACTTGCTAAAATGTTCTTCTATCTCTCCTAAAAATTCTATCACCGGTACTTTGCGCTCCCTGGGAATGCTCCGAAAGGTAGCGTGTGCGATGTATTTCGTGTTCCGGCTGGGCCATAATCGACAATATCAAGGTCTGCGGGCACTGCTTGGAATCGTGACTTGCACGAAGTTAAAGACTTTCCACATATATCCCCCCGAGTCCAATATCGAGATCTGTTTCCAGGTGCTTGCCCAGTATTACCTATTAAGCATTTAAAAATAGTCTCCCTACCTGATGTTCCATATCTCACATAGTCGCCTTTGGCGTATAGAGTTATAGCATCGTAGTTTTTATATCTATATACTCTATTCCACCAATCAGAGCCCTCAGCGGGGGTATTGTCTGTATTTTGAGAAAATAAACTCTGCCATGTAAGACCCAGACTATCAACAACAATAGCTTCATTATCATAAGTTGTTGCGCTGCTCCACTCAGGATAAATTTCTGGGTCTCTGAAAAGAACTATAGGATTATCATCTTCAGTAAAATAAAAAGAATGTAATAAACTGTTATCATTTGTACTATTTGCATACTCATACTTGCCGTTTAATCGCCAGGTACATCCGCCATATGACGGGTCTGCGTAATAACCTTGGTATGCCCAGCTACAGTATTTTCCTATTATTGTTCTTCTGGGCAGGGTGATACCTTCCAGATCGAAGGGCGAAGCGAGCTCAAAAGAAATTAATACATTTGTTTCTGAAGCTATTCTATCTATAATATACTCTCGAATAGGGAACTCTGTGGGAGGGGTGCCTACAGTGCTTTCACTGCTGCCACCAACTAAAAACTTTCGAAAAGTCTGTCTGCGAACCAGACTTTTGCCTATTAAATCATCATTGGTTAAATCCCCTAATGAATCTTTAAATACCGACGCAACATTTGCCATAGTTACTGTTGGGCGGCTTTGTGCGCCATCCGCTTGTATTTCCATGCCATCAATCATCATTGGCAGGGGTGTGTAGGTATTGATTGCGGTACCGTCTATGGATACAAACTGTACTTCATCCAGTAGCTCATCTAAGCCTGCGTGGAAAAATACATAGGTTCCATTAAGCTCAAGCTCAAAAAGGGTTACAAGGGCGCTATCAACATAGTGCCCTTGTACGTCTGATGCAATTATATCACTCATGATTCATATACTCGTCTAAAGTTTGCTGTGCAACTATAAAATTCATCA